TCAGGGAAGCGGGATGGCGAGCGGCCTCGACATCGAGTTCCTGCCGATCTGGCGGACGAGGAACGTGGCCGATCCCGATCCGCCGGGCGGCAACTGGGCGGCTGGAATGGTGATCGTCGATGTCGATGCCGCCCAGCGCGCCAACGGGGTTTCGATCGTGCCTAGCACGATGTCCCAGCTCTCGCTTTCCTCGTTCAGCGGAACCTCGACCTGATCCAGCCATCGCCACGCGCCGCGCGCCCTTCGCACCCATGAAAGACGCACGGCGCCGTCGTGAAGAACCTCGGCCTGCCCATGTACGGGGTTGAGCGGTTGCAAGGCGCTGCCCGTGCCCATGATGGTCGCAGCGGCGGGCGTCGTATCGTTGAGACCAACGCCCAAGATCTCGTCGAACTCGCCGGCCTGCGTATCGGCTATCTGTGTCAGGCGGTCGTCCAGCAGCACGAACGGTTCGCCCGCCGCACCGTGGGTGGCAATGGCCCACTCCGTGCCGCCGCGCCCGCGCAGCAGCGAGGATATCCGCCAGCGCCCGCCACCGAGCGGCGTAGCCTTGCCGAACTGGACGATCTCCGATCCGATCAGCGCGCGGTTCGCTGCGTTGGCGAGCAGGGCGGGCACGTCCGCATCGGTCAGCGCGAAGTCCGTGGAAGCAAGCTGGATGTCGACAGAATTGATCTGGTCGAACACCATCGGCGATCCCGCCGCCAGCGCCCCGATGGTCTGGCCGATGACCGCGCGGCGCGCAGCGGCCGGCCCCAGGCTCACGAGACCCGGCGCACCGCCGGTCTTGCGCCCGAACAGCGCTGCGCCTCTCCACCCGCCGCCGCTGCTCGACGCGGCAACGTACAATGGCGTCTGGTTGCCATCGCCGCTGCCATCCCACGGCAGTTCGAAGGCATTGAGCAGCGTCGGCGTGATGGCGAGGTCGGCGGGCGCGTTGTAGCGGCCGGGATCCGTGGTCGACGCCGTCGCGGTGGTCTGTCCCTGCAGCGCGGGCACGGCGGCAAGGTTCAGGAGGACCCCGTCCTTCTGCCATTCCCAGTCCTCGATCCGCCAGATCCCTCTGGCAACCGGCACCTCGACGAGTGGGGCGGACAGAAGTGCCGGATCGATCTCTGCGGTGCGATAGGTGATCCGCTCCATGGCGTGCGAACGGCGCAGCGCGGCAGCATCGGCGAAGGCGCGCGCGCTGTCGGAATCGATCGCGGCGGGCAGGTCGATCACCTGCAGCTCGCCGCGCTCGCTCCTGCCCTTGCCGCGCTGGAAACCGGGCTGGAAGTCGCGCGCGGGATCGTAGTAGCGGATCGCGCAATTGGCGATCTGGGGTAGCGGTTCGCGGCGCTTCGACCAGCCGGCGCTGGTCGGCGCCCTGCCGCCGTCCTCTTCGGTCGCGGAAGGTTCCGCCAGAACCGGCAGCGTGTACGGCGGACGATCGGCGTGGGCCAGCACCAGCGTTCCCCGATCCACCCAGGCGGAAAGGGGAATGGCGGCGCCAATCGCCGTGATCGTATCGCCGGCCGCACCCTGGTCGATGCTGAAGCCATCGAACGCCTGGTCGATCCGGGAACAGTCCGCTTCGGGAAGGATCGTCTCCAGCACCTTCGCCACCGTGCAGCCGTCATCGGCAAGCACTTCGAAGGAGAGCGAGGGAATGCGATTGCCGAAGTTGGCGAGTTCAAGGTCCTCGAAGACCGCGATGGCCACGCCGCGATGGGCTGGGCAGCGGCCGGCGGCTTCGGCCTGCGCCATAAGCGGGTCCGGTGCCTGGTCGCCGTGGCCGGTGTGGACGCGCATCGTCCCGCCGACCTTGAGGTCGCCCGCGCTGCCTCGCAGCAAGTTCCCGTCCGCCCAGACGCGTCCGATCGATCCGATCGGGCGGCTCGACAGCGCCACGGCGAACGACACAGTATACGTATAGGTCTTGACCTTCGGCCTGCCCTTGCCGCCACCGCTCGTCTCCTCATGCTCCACCAGTTCGGTGGACCAGATCACGGTGCCCGCCGTGCGCACCGTGCCGAAATGCAGCGGCAGGGCGTCGCCATAGCTTGAGGACTGGACGTTCAGTTCCTTGAGGCGCGGCCCCTTGACCGTCCGTCCGCCAACGATCGCATTGTCGATCTGCCGGCCCGCCAGCGCGCCGATCGCGCCGCCGATGGGGCCGCCAAGGATCGTACCGACAGCGGTGAGAAGCAGCGTTGCCATCCGTGGTTCCTATTCTTCTGGAAGCTGCCATTCGCCCGCGACTGGCCAGGGCAGGGCGCCGGGCAACAAGGTCACGCGGCGCAGGCCCGCATGGGCGTGGACGAAGCCTTGCGCCGTGCGGATCAGCAGGTGCGGCTGGACCGGGTTCGCCATCGCAAGCACGAGGTCGCCCTCGCTTTCCACCGCGACGAGCCCGTTGGCACCGGCCATCCCTACCAGCCCGGCAATCTCCGCATGGCGCAGCGAGTAGCCCGTCGGAGCGACCGCGCTATACCCGGCCTCGCGCATGGCCAGTGCGACGAGGCCCACGCAATCGACTCCGCTGTCGCGATCGCGCCCGTGCAGCCGGTAGCGGGTGCCGACAAGGCCCAGCGCCGCGCGCTCCAGCCGCGCGTTCATGATCCCGGCACCGCGTAGCGCGCCAGCAGGTCGTTGCCGGGCAGGTAGGGCTCGCCCTGGAAGTTCAGCGCATTGTCGAATCGCGCGCCGCAGGTCTCGATCGTGTGGTCGCACCCCTCGCGCAGCAGCACCGCGGTTCCAGCCGCGATGTCGGTCTCGAACCGCCGGTCGAGCAGCAGCCAGTCGCCGCTCACGCTTTCGATCCTGCGCCACAGGCCACTGGCAGCGCCGTGCAGGATGCGCACCCGCCCGAAGGCGAGGTTCCCAAGCGGAGCCGTCGTGGTCACGCGGATCGCCGTACCATCGGCAGAAGCGCCCGCGATGGTCCCGCGCGAGGAAAACCGCGCGGCCGAAAGCGTGCAACCCGTCCCGCAAAACTCGGCCCGGCACGTCGGCGATGTTCGCGGCACCAGTTCGCGGTCGAGCAGGGTCTTCAACGACAGCAGCTCGGCCGAAAAGCCATCGCCTTCGGTGCCGACCGCGCCGATCGTGCCGCGATAGAGTTCCTGCTGCTCGAAGGTCTCCCAGTCGACCAGTCCGAGGATGATCGCGGCCCCGTCGAACCGCCCGGCCGCAAGGTCCTCTTCGCGGATCGCGTCGTGGCTCAGCGCGCCCGCGATCTCGGCGCTGTCCGGTTCCAGGCTGCCGGTCTTGCGGATGGCTGACGGGGTCATGCCGGGTGCGGTGCGGTGCAGCAGCGCGCCGAACCACAAGTCGCGGTCGTGGCTGGTGAAGCCCAGCGTCACCCCGTCCAGCCGCTCGATGCGCCACCACACCGCCACCGTTTCCAGCGTTTCGCGAAACCATACGCGCGCAGGGTCGCTCATCTCAGGCATCCTCGCGCAGTTCGACCAGCGGAACCGTCGGCGCTTCGCCGGCGGCAAAGGCCGCGCCGCTGATCTCGAGCTGGTCTTCGGCAAAGCGCACCGGCACGTCGAACAGGTAGCCGGCGGCGACCACCGCAGCGGCGGCGGGGGCCGATGCGAACACGATCGTGCCGCCATCGGCCAGCGTCCAGTCGTGCCGTTCGGTCCCGTTGACGCTGACGATCACGCTCTCGGGCCGTGGCCGGGTGATGCGCCGCGTCTGCGTTTCGTCGCCCGCACCATACGACTTGATCAGGGCGAACCGCGATTTCGCGCCATCGCCGATGCCGATCACCTGATCGGCGGACGAGGGCACGCCCGTCATCCCGTTGGAGCTGTAGTCGGAGGGATCGCGCAGGCGGAAGCCGCGCGCTTGCCCGCGCCTCGCCCGGAAGAACGCGATCAGTTCGCCCAGCTCCGCTTCCGACCGCACGCCAGGGCCGACGTCGAAGCGCAGCCGCGCGTTCGACCACAGGCTGTTGCGGCGCTCGAAGCCCGATGCGGTGATCGTCACGTTGGTCGAAAACTCGGGCGTCACCGTCGCAGCCCGTCCGAGCGCGATGGGAAACAGCACGTCGTCGAAGGCCTGCATGGGCGCATCCTCACTTGTCTCTGGCAACCGGGTGAAGCCGTCGCGCGCAACTTGCGGCAGGGCCCAGATGAAGGTTTCGGCAACGCCCAGGCCAATCGCCTCGTCCGCCGCGGCGTCGATCCGGCGCCAAGGGATGTCGTCACCCGGCGTCAACACGAAGCCCGACAGGAAGTGCTGGCGGCTGCGCGCGTAGCCAAGCCTGGCCTCCGCCGCCGCCCGCGCCGCAGCGCGCAAAGCTTCCTTGCCGGCCACCAGCCAGTCGTAGTCCTCAAGCTGCAGGACATCGAACGCCGGATAGGCCCAGCCGGACGGCAGGTTGGCGCGGTGCGCCTCGGGCGTTGCCGGGTCCAGCACCGTTGGCAGGAAGGCGAGCAGCAGCACTTCCGCGCCCGCGCCTCCCGCCGCCGTACGCACCGCGTTGGCAAGGTCGCTGGTTGCCGCCGCCAGGATCACGCCCGCCGCATCGAGCAGGCTGCGCTGCGTGGCGGACAGCGTGCCCGACAGCGACGGGATCGCCACCGGATTTCCGCCCAGCGCAGCCTTGGCCGCATCGTCGTACAGGCAGATCTGCTTGTCCGCCGTCACCCACCACCACGGCTCACCGATCTGGTAGCGTACCGGAAGCGCCGCCCCCTGCTGCAACGCCACCAGCGCCAGCGCCACCTTGCGCAGCCAGGCGGTCGCGCTCGTGTTCGCGGGGGAAAGCAGCGTCGATGGCGGGCTCCACCCGGTCAACGCGGGATCACCGGCTGCTGTGCGCTGCTGCCACGCGGCCGGGCAATGCTGCGCCAAAACCTCGAACGATTGCGACAGGATCACGGTGTATCCCGCGCTCTTGGCTTCGATCAGGAACGCCCGGTGCCACGCGCCGGCCGCCGGGTTCATCGCCGCTGCGGCCGGATCGACCACGAACCCGCCAGCGCCATCGCCTTTCAGGGAGAAGAAGTGGCTCATGCCGATGTAGTGATTGATGCTGCCACGGTAGCCGAGGCCCTGCACCGCGCGCACCAGCCGCGCAGGGCTCTGGTTGTAGCAGTCGTCGTAACCCGTCGCGATGCCCAGCTTGTGCGGTGGCACCATCACGTCGCCGATCGTCAGCATCGGCCGGTGCCCGTCGCAGCGGATGTCCGACAGTTCGGCCCAGCCGATCTGCGGCGTCGCGAACGCGGTGGTGCTCGCCGCAACATAGCCCGGCGCCACCAGCGAAACGAACATGCGGTCGATATCGGCGGGGTGGACCGGATCGGCCTCGCCCGGCAGCACGAACCCGCCGGCGAGCGACGAGAACGGCAGCTCTATCCGCGCGTCGGTCGTCGAACCCGTGGCATAGTTCCAAAGCCGCACGTACCAGGTCCGCGCCACACCTGCCGCATCGCGCCCTTCGATCGTCAGGGTCGGGCCATTGACCGCGTCCAGCGCCAGCAGCCCGCCCGATCGCCAGCGGAACGACAGCGTCGTGCGGCTGTAATCGCGGTCGGTGTCATAGGACAACAGCGGGTGATCCCAGCGGTCCTCGCTTTCCCAGATCAGGCCGACGAGGTCGCCCTTTTGCTGGAACACCGCGTCGACCCGCAGCGCATCGGGTGCGATGGTCGTCACCGCCGCCATCGCCGGGCGCGGAAAGTCCACCGTCCAGAAGCGCGGGTCGAAGCGCTGGATCACGTCGGTCTGCTGGACCGAGCGCTGCTTGGCGAGCCAGAAGCTCATCGCTTGGGCGTCCCTTCTCAGTTGTCGCTCAGCGCGCGGCGCACCGCCTGCGCCACCTGGCGGCTCGATCGGCGCAGGCTTTCCGGGCCGGAAGTGCCGGCGGGCGAGACCACGCGGATCGACACGTTGACGTTGCGCTCGCCGCCCATCGTCCCGCCCGTCTCGATGCGCCCGGCAGAGGTCGGCACGAACATCTCAGGTCCACGCTCGCCCACGACATAGGGGCGACCCGGTGCCACGGGGCCGCCCGTTGCCCGTCCCGGCAGGCCGAAGATCGCGCCGATCAGGCTGTTCAGGCCGCCCGCCATTCCGCCCGCACCGCCACCGTCGGCGCCCGCGCCGATGCCGAGTGAGGACAGGCCTGCGCGCAGCGCCTGGCTGGCGATCGTGTCGAGCACGCGGTTGGCCACCTTGCCCAGGTCTTCGAACCCCAGGCTGCCCTTGCGGATCGCGCTCGCCAGCGATCGTTCCAGCGTGGTGCTGCCCTTGGCGAACCCTTCGACGAGAATGCCGTCGAAACTGTCGCGCATCTTGGCGACGTCGCTGGCAAAGCCGTCGGTGCTGGCGCGCACGTCGACGACGAGGGTGTCGAGATTATCCATGTCGGTCGCGCTCCATCATCGCGCTGATCGTCGCCCGGTCGATAGCGCCGGATCCATCGCCGCCCGCCCCGCCGCTGCCCGCCGCGCCAAGCACGGCGCGCAGTTCTTCGGGTGTCGCCTGCCAGAACCGGTCGGGCGACCAGCCCAGCAGCAGGCCGACCTGCCCGGCGATGCGCGCCGCGCCTCCGCCAAAGCTGTCCCCGAAATCGCGGGCAGCGGCCGTGTCGCTCACGCCGCGCCTTTCAGCACTTGCGCCAGCAGCGCGCGCAGCACCGGCGCGCACGCGGTCAGGCCGGCCTGCACCAGCGCGTCGCCGAACGCCTCGCGGTCGAGCGTGTCGTGCTCGCGCAAACAGTGCCAGAACAGCGTCGCCAGCTCCGCCAGCTTGAGCTCGCCCCCGCTCGCCCGTTCGACGAGGTGGAACAGCGATCCCAGCTCCTGCTCGGCGGCGACCAGCGCGCTGAACGTCGGGCGCAGCACGTGCTCCACGCCCTGCAGCACCAGCGACAGTTCGCCGCGATGCGGGTTGGCCACGGCGCTCATGCCTGCGCCACCGCGCCCGAGCTTTCGAGCGTCATCGTGTAGTTGCGCTCGCCGTTGAAATCGCCCGAATAGTCGAGCCGCTGGACAAGGAACCGGCCGCGCATCTTCTCGCCCCCGTCGAACGAAAGCTCGTAGTCGGCGATCGTGCCGGCCAGTGCGTTGCCGCGGATCTGCGTCTCGGCCGCGCTGCCAAGGAAGATGCCGGCCGCGCTCACGCTCACCGACCGCGTGCCCGCGCCCGACAGCAGCTCGCGCCAGCCGCCGGAATCCTTGCTGGTGATCACCACCGCTTCGCCGTTGATCGACATCTGCGTGGTGCGCAGGCCCGCCACGGTGTTGTAGGTGGGCGTCGCCGCGCCATCGCTGATCTTCAGCAGGAAGGCGCTTCCTTTCTGTGCTGCCATGTCCGTTCTCCTGGGTTGAGGGGTTACGCGGCCATCAGCCGCGCACGATATTCGAGCACCAGCGCGCGCAGCGCCTCGCCGCGCTGTTCGCCGCGCGCTTTCAGGAACATCAGGTTCACCGCGCGAAAGCCGTAGGCGCTCTGGTCGGCTGGGAAGCTTTCGACGCGTCGTTCGACAGCGGCGATCAGCGCGCTTTCCGACAGCGGATCGTCCCCGCGATAGTTCAACTCGAAGGCTACGCGCACTTCGCGCCCGGCTTCGGTCTTGGTGCTCCAGTCGCTGCTCGCGCTGGCGGTCAGGGCAAGCCAGGGCAGCGCCGCGCGCAATGGCGCTTCCTCGGTGATCGCGTTGAGCGAGGCGGCAAGCGTCGCATCGGCGGCAAGCCAGGCCAGCATGGCGGCGCGAAAGGCGATTTCCATCGGTCAGTCCTTTGCGAACAGGGGCCACAGCAGCCGCGCCTTGCGCCAGCGCTCGGCCGGGCGGCGCAACGTGCGGGCAAGCGCCTGCGCCTCGGTTAGCGCCCGCGCCTTCGCGATCAGGCGCTGCTCCAGCGCGTAGAAAGCGTCACTCACGCCAGCCTCATGCTGCGCCACGGCCGCCACAGCGCCGCGACCGCGGCGGGCGGGGCAAGGCGTTGCGAGGTGTTCTGCGCGTCACGCTGGCGATGCTCGTGCGCGGCAAGGCGCATGATCCCGTGGCGCAGCGGATCGGGCAGCGCGCTCCATGTGGCGGCAAGGCCTGCGGTGAAGGTCACCGCGATGCGCGTCTCGGCCACCGGCACCTTCAGCCGGAACCGGCCGTTGCCATCGGCGCCGATGTCGAATTCGTAGTCGCCTGGCAAAAGCGCGGTGCGCTGCCCGGTAAGGGCGATCCGGGCGGCCCCGGTCATCGCCTGGATGGGCCGGGTTCCGAGCGTCTGCCAGTCGCCCGCGGCGGCCAGCACTTCCTCGCAGCCCGCCTGAAGCGGCATGGTGCCGGTAAAGCCCTCGCACAGGTCGAGCGCCGCCATCAGCAGCGCGGTCAGCTCCGCGTCGTCTCGGCCGGTGGTGATGCCCAGCCACGCTTTCAGTTCGCTCAGCGCGGCCGGTGCCAGCGAGGGCGGTGCGACGATTGCCCGCTTCATGGCAGTCTCCGGAAATGGGGATGGGGAAAAGTCGCCCGCGGCGGAGGGGGAAGGGGGGAGCCGCCGCGGGCGAAGTCGGGGCGTTGCGAAGGGGACACGCAACGCCCCGTCGGGAGATCAGGTGGAGATCTTCAGGAGCTTGATCGCATCGCTGTCGAGCACCTGCCCGCCGATGCGACGGGTCGCATAGAACTGGACATAGGGCTTGTTGCTGTACGGATCGCGCAGGATGCGGGTCGCGCTGCGCTCGGCGATCAGGTAGCCGGCCTGGAAGTTGCCGAACGCGATCGGGAAGGCGCCCGCGCCGATGTCGGGCATGTCCTCGGCCTCGATCACCGGATAGCCCAGCAGGCGGTTCGGCTGGCCATCGACCATGCCGGGCTGCCACAGGAACGAACCGTCGGTCGCCTTGAACTTGCGCACGGCGGCCAGCGTGGTCGAATTCATCATCCACACCGCGCCCTGGCGCAGGCCCGCGCGCAGCGAGAAGACCATGTCGATCAGCTTCGAATCCGGCGATGTGTCGAAGCCGGTCGCATTGCCCGAAACCAGGTGCTGCAGCGTGCCATAGGTGCGCGTTGCATCGTTCGCGGTGCTCGATCCGGTCTGCAGGAAGCCCTTGGGCTGGCTGGTGCCGGTGCCGTTGATGAAGGCCGCGCCTTCGGCCCGCGCGAACTCGCCCGCGATTTCACCGGCAAGCCAGCTTTCGACGTCGAAGGCCGAATCGTCGAGCATCGCCTGCGTGGCCGAAGGGTTGGCATAGAGCTCGCCCATCGGCGGCGCGATCTCGGCCAGCTTCGGCGTGGCCGTTTCCGGCCGCGAGGCGGTTTCGCTGACCCAGCCAGAGGTGGTGCCCCCGGTCGAGATCAGCCGGCGGAAGCCGCTGGTGCTGGTCTGCACGATCGACGAGACCGAACGGACCGGGCTGATCTTGACCAGGCGGCTGGCGATCATCTCGTCGATCTGGCGCGGCACGGCATAGCCGCCATCGGCGGGGTTCGTGCCCGAGATGGACTTCAATTCGGTGTCGCGGCCGGTGCGAATGTAGCCGTCGATGAAGTTGCGGCTGGCCGATGCCACGTCGCCACCGGCCAGCGCCGGACGGGCGCCGGTGCGATAGACGCGCTCCAGCCGGCTCTTCACTTCCTCCACTTCGCCGCGCAGCAGCGACAGCGCCGCATCGTGGGCTTCCTGGCGGGCGGCAAGGTCGAACGAGCTTTCCAGCGCGTCGGCCTTGGTCTCGATGGCGGTCAGGTCCGCGATCGCTTTGTGGTTCTCGATGTCCATGGGGCTGAACGTCCTTTCTGCTGGGGGTGGCCACCCACGGGCGGCCCTTCGGTAATTTCGTGAAGGTCACCCGGCCGTTGGCTGCGGGCTGACCATGTGCACCCGCGCCAGCGGCTGCATCGGGCGGGAGACGAGGCTCACTTCGAACAGGTCGATCGCGCGCAACTCGCGGCCTTCGGGGCGCCACCGGCCATCGCGGACGCGGTATCCGAACGACAGGCCGTTCACCGCGCCGCGCGCCAGCGCCTTGGCCGCGGGGGAATCCGCCGCCGTCACTTGCGCGATCACCCGCAGGCCGCGCTCGTCTTCCTGCGCGCTTTCCACCCAGCCGATCTGCTGGTCGGGGCGGTGCTGCCAGTACAGCGGCAGCCGCTGGCCCGCCGCCGCGCGTGCGGCCAGCGTCTGCGCAAAGGCGCCGGGCAGGATGGTGTCGCCGCCGCTGTCGCGCTTGCCGAACACCGCGGCATAGCCTGCGAACCGGATCGGGGCGGGCGCGGTCATTGCACCATCTCGCCAAAGCCGAAGCGCACCGCGATGGCGAACAGCAGCAGCGCCAGCACGCCGCGCACCAGCCAGCCGATCGCCGCCTTCCACGCGCTCGCCTTTGCGTCCCGCCAGGCCTGCAGCAGCTCGCGCAGCTCGGCCAGGTCCTCGTGCGCGGTCTTGTCGGCAAGGCCCATCCGCTCGAGCACGCGCAGCGCGCCAAGGTCGCTCGATTCCTCCACGATCGCGCGCAGCGTGATCAGTTCGGAACCTTCGGCTTCGGCCTGCGCCAGCAGCCGCGCCAGCATGTCCGCGCGCTTCATCGTGCCGCCTCCGCTTCAAGACCCAGGATCCGGCGCTTCTCCGCGCCCGACAGGAAGTCCGCGCCCGAAACCATGCTCCACAGCGTCTCGCGGTCATCGGCGAGCGCGGGCACGCGGTCGAGATCGACCGCCAGCGTCGCCTGCCCGAACCAGGGCGAAAGCCCTTCGGACAGCGCCGCCAGCAGCTTGCCCGCCAGCGGCAGCAGCGTCAGCCGCCACAGCGCGCGGTTCGCCTCGCGATAGTTGGCGTAGGTGCTGTCGCCCGGCAGGCCGATCAGCATCGGCGGCACCCCGAACGCGAGCGCGATGTCGCGCGCCGCCGATGCCTTCAGCGTGGCAAAGTCCATGTCCGACGGCGTCATCGCCATCGGCTGCCACTTCAGCCCGCCTTCCAGCAGCATCGGCCGCCCGGCATTGGCGCCGCCGGCATAGGCGGCGGTCAGTTCCGCCTTGATCCGGTCGAACTGCTCGGCGGTCAGCGTCGCCCCCGGCTCGCCGGGGTCATAGACCATCGCACCCGAAGGCCGCGCCGCGTTTTCCAGCAGCGCGATGTTCCAGCGCGATGCCGCGTTGTGCACCGCCACCGCGTCTTCGGCGGCGGTCAGGCAGCCCGCGCCATAGTGGTCGTCCGTCGGGTGGAAGCCGCGGATGTGGATCACGTTGGGCCGGCCGAAGTCGTCGCTGGCGGGCAGCGTCATCACCTGTTCGCCCACGCGATAGGCAAAGGCGGACGGCCAGCCCGTGGCATCGGGCACCACGTTCACCCGGTCGGGCCGCAGGGCATAAAGCTCGGCCACCTCGTCCTCCGCATCGCGCAGGATCTGGACATAGGCATTGCCGTGCAGCAGCAGCTGGCTGGCCAGCGTTTCCATCAGCGCCTGCCCCGCGCTGGTCGCGCCGACCAGCCGGGCAAGGTCGGGGTCCGACGCCGCGATCGGCGCGCCGCCGATCCCTTCGGCCACCAGCCGCACCGCGCGCTGCGCCACCGGATTGCGCAAGTATGCCTCGCGGCTCGCCTCGGGATAGGGCAGCGAAGCGCGCGCATCGCCGCGCCAGTCGAACGCCTCGGCCCAGGGCGAAATGAAGCTGCGGCCGAGCGGCGCGCGTGGGGTCACCGCCGCGCCCTTGAAGGCGGCGGCCAGGTTCTGGAAGAAGGACATGGATAGCCTTTCGCGGAAAGGTCGTTCAGTCGAACCAGATCTTCGGTTCGCCCGCCCGGCCGAGCATCAGTTCGGTCAGCGCCCAGACACAGGCGTCGGCGCGGTCGGGCGATCGGCCCGGCCCCTGGTAGTCACCCCCCGGCATCAGCCCGCACAGCTCGTCCTCGAGCCGGGCGAACATGCCGGCGTGGCGCACGCGGCCCGCCTCGTACAGCGCGGCGACGGGTTCGGCCCGGGCGCTCTTGCCCCGGCTCGCGTGCACCAGCCGCAGCGGCAGGGTGTGGCTGGCGGCGTGCAGCACCGCGCGCACCATGTCGCCGCCCTGGTTGGCTTCGGCCACCACCCGGTCGGCGGACCAGGCGCGGGCGGCTTCGGCGGTGGCGCGGGCCCAGCGCTCGGGCGTCGCGTTCTCCACCGATGCATCGGCCAGCACGCGGCCCACGCCGTCGGCGCCCAGCCCGCAGACCACGATGCCGCACGCATCGCCCTCGGCGCTGGCCGGCGGGTCGACGCCCACCACCACCCGCGTCACCGGCGGCGCCGCCATCTCGCGCGATCGCTCGATCGTCGCGCGCGACCACAGCGCGCCGGGAAAGTTGTCGATCAGCTCGCCCTCGATCTCCTGCCGTCCGATCAGCGTGTCGTCATAGTTGCGGTGCATCGCCTCTACGAAGCGCGCCGGCAGGTTCTGCGCGTTCTCGTACGTGCTGCCCCGCGTGATGGCGGTGCGCCCGTCGTCGGCCTCGCGCACCAGCCGCGTCAGCAGCGCCGCCGCGCGCGGGGTGGTCGTCGCCACCACGCGGGGATCATCGCCCAGCCGCAATCCCATCATCAGGTTGTCCCACGCCGCTTCGGCGCGGGCGGAGGCATTGTCCCACTTGGCGATCTCGTCGCACCAGGCGTGGCTGTGCTGCGGCCCGCGCAGCGATTCCGGCTCCGCCGCCGAATAGAGCGTCGCCTGGGCCCCGTTCGGCCAGACCAGCCGCCGCAGCGAGGATTCGAACACCGGCCGCCGCTGCGGCGCGTTCACCCGCATCAGCCCGCTTTCGCCCTCGACCATCACCGCGCGCGCTTCGCCCAGATTGGCCGAAACCAGCGCAATCCGCGCCTCGGGATCGCGTTCGGCAATGGCGTTGACCCATTCCGCGCCGGTGCGCGTCTTGCCAAAGCCGCGCCCGGCCAGCAGCAGCCACACCCGCCAGTCGCCCGGCGGCGGCAGCTGCGAAGGCCGCGCCTGCAAACCCCAGTGCCAGGGCAGTTCCGCCACTTGCGCCTTGCTCAGCCGGCCGAGCGTCTTGCGCGTCTCGTCGGGTGCCCAGCTCAGCAGGCCGGTCAGGTCCAGCGGTTCGCCGGCCATGTCGGCGTTGCCCGTCATGCCTTGTCGCCCTGCGCCTGCGCCGCGCCTTCGGCCCTTGCGGCGGCGAGTTCGGCGTTGCGCCGGTTCTGCGCCACGTCGCGCAGCGAAGCGATCTGCGCATCGAGCGAGGCGCGGATCGTGGCGACGTCGTCGTTGTCGCGCTGCGCCCGTTCGCGCGCCACCGTCTCGCGGTGTTGCGACAGCAGCCGCATGGCGTTGGCATTGTCGAACTTGCGGTCGTCGTCCTTGCCTTCGCCGAAGCGCATCCGGCGCAGCAGCTCCATTTCCAGGTGCTCGTACCCTTCGAGCAGGGCGGCGCGCCACGCCCGGGCAAAGTCCGCATCCTGCCGCCGCGCCTTGTACGCCTTGCTGGTGTCGACCTTCGCGGCGGCGGCGGCGGCCGTCACGTTCGAACTTTCGGCCAGCGCCGCAAGGAAGGGCTGCTGCCAGCGCGTGCCACGCTTCGCGCGCTTGGCCGGCGTGGGTTTCGCTTGGGCACGGGGCGTCGTCCGGCGATTGCCGGTCGAACGCCGATCCTGGTCGGCCAT